ATACTGGAGCATAGAAAATAATAATATAGGAGAGGCAGGTTTAATCTGTATACGAGACCTAGGAGAAGAACAATTTCCAGGTCTTTTTGTCAGCGAACCTATTAGAAAAGGCCATGTAAGAAAATTCCGTAAAGGATTTAATACTACACATAAGACAAAAATAAGTGCCTGTGCTAGACTAAAATATCTTATAGAATCAAACAAAATGAAAATCAACAGTAAGCCTTTAATAAGCGAATTAAAAAACTTTATAGCAAGCGGTATAACATTTAAAGGAAAATTAGAGGAAGAAGACGATCTGGTAAGTGCCTGTCTGTTAATTGTAAGGATGAGTCAAGTCTTAGCGGATTGGGACAGCAGGGTATTTGAATCATACAGTAGTAATGAAGCTTTTGATGAAGAAGATTTTGAACCACCTATGCCCATTTTTGTTTCCTCGGTGCTTGGATAAATATCATTATGGATAAAAATCTAGATAAAATAGCCACAGAATTATTTGGCAAATTAAGAACACAATTTCCAAATGTGAAACTACGAGATGAGAATGATGACCCTACAGATTCTCATGCTGATGCTAGATTTTTTCAATTTGATTTTGTAAAAAACGGAAATAATTTAGGCAGCATAAACGTCAGTATTGATGATAATCCTGATGGTGACAGTGACGGACTAGTAGTCATGTACAGCAAAGACATAGTAGAAAGTCAACCAAGTCATGTTAGAAAACAATGGTATAATTTTTTAGAATCTCTAAGCGATTTTGCCAGTAGAAATTTTATGGAATACACTGCTAGAGATATTACCAAGTCAAATTTAGATAAACGAGATAGAGCACAATTAATTAATAATTCTCGCGGAGATAGCGCAATGAGTGAAAGTAAATTATGGGGCACATCCAAAACAAGTTTTCAAAAGATGGGTGAAGCCACGCTTATAGTTAAGCATAGTAAACCAGTTAATTATGATTTGCCAGCAGGCAGAACCATGCATATTGAAAACATCTTCGTTGAGAATCAAGATGGAGAACGATTTCGTTATCCATTTAAACATTTAAACGGCGCTCGTGCTTTAGCTACTCATGTAGCACATGGCGGCACAAGCTATGATTCTATTGGACAACATATTATAGGACTTAGTGAAGAATTAAACAAGTTAAGAATGTTTAAAAATTATGTTGATCGTAATCCTGTAATAAGTGAAGCCATGGGAGCAATTAATACTAAGGTTTATGAAAGAATTGATTCCGTCAAAAAAGAAATAATGAGCCTTCAAAATTCAAATTATTATCAGAGTTTTGCTGAATCATTTACGACTAATGAAGAAATCAATATACCTGAAGATATAGTAAATGATTGGATAGATCGCTTAACTATCCGCAGTTTTAATGAAGAATTAAAAAATGTTTTTCCTTACATTTATAAATTAGTTGGAGAAGAAGTAGCTCCTATAAAAACTATAGAGCTAGAAGATATCTTAGATGAAAATGATGATTCAGGAATAACATATAATCATTCTAATAATTTTAAAGAACTAGACGAATTTACAGATTACATCAACAACATAGATGAAGAAAATGCATTAATGAATGTTAATGATAGTCAGGCAGAAGCCATTAAAAAATTAAATGAATTAATGAGTAATGAAATGCCTGTAGGAACAGATGGTATCAATGCTATCGAAAGTCTAAAAGGTATAATAGATGACAATGATCTAAATGATGTTTTTAAGGAACTCGGTCAAATAAATCCTGAAGAGGACGCTCGTCCTATCATAAAAAGCTTTTTAGAAACTTTCGATAGAAAAAATGGTACAGATATAAACAGTAAAATTGCCTATACTGCTCAACCTCAACCAGCAGCTCAACCTCAACCAGCAGCTCAACCTGTAGCAGAAACTCAAGCTCAATATACACCAGATGAAATAGTCCAAATTCTGTCCGGTCAAAAAACACAAGCACAAGTAGATGCTGAAAAAAAGGCAAAATCGCAAAGTTCTCAGCAAGCGCCAGTACCTAATCCTAAGCAAGCGAAAACTCAAACTAAAGAGTCTGAAGAGCCGTGGGATCCTAAGAATCCCAATCATCCACCATTTGAACCAGATCCTCCTAAGAAAGGTAAGGAAGCTGGAGATGAAGCAAAGCACGGCGGGCAAAGTCGTGCTAAACATCTTGCCAAGGCAGCAATGGAAAAGGCTAAAAAAGCTGGAGCTAAGAAAGAAACAGTTATTAATATAGCAGGTAAGGATATGACACTTGGTGAAGCAGCAGCAATGATTGGACTTGATGCTGACGAGTTCTTTACAGAAGGAAAAAGTAACAGTGAAATAGTTGAATTTATTCGCAGTATGTTCGATGAAAATACCGGACAATTCCCCAAGGGAGAAGAAGGTGTTAAGATTGCAGTAGAAAAAGAATTCGGTGAAGGCGCTGGACAATTAGCTGAAAAAGTTATAGCAGAACTTGGACAAGTATTCGAATCGCAAAGAATAATGCGTCTTGCTGGTTTGGCATAATAAATCACATTTAGGCGATCTTTGAGGTTGCAATGATAAATAAAAACGCATATACTTGTATATGCGTTTTTTGTTTGACAGGTGTTGAACAATATAGGCAAAATATAGAGGCTAACAATAGGAGAAACATTATGGCATCTTTAGCAGAAATTCGCGCAAAATTAAAAGAACAAGAAGCTCGTTCAACAGGCGGCGAGCGCACAGGCGGTGATAATTCAATTTATCCATTCTGGAATCTTAAGGAAGGTACAGAATCAACAGTCCGTTTTCTTCCTGACGGAAATCAAGACAATACATTTTTCTGGGTAGAACGAGCAATGATAAAATTGCCATTTCCAGGAATTAAAGATTCCACAGACACAAGAACTGTTACAGTAAATGTTCCTTGTATGGAAATGTACGGTGAAACTTGTCCAATTCTTTCAGAAGTCCGCCCTTGGTTCAAAGACCCAAGTCTAGAAGATATGGGTCGTAAGTATTGGAAAAAACGCAGCTATATCTTTCAAGGATTTGTTGTAGAAGATGGATTAAAAGAAGATTCAAGACCAGAAAATCCTATTCGTAGATTTATCATAGGTCCTCAAATCTTTCAACTTATTCGTGGAGCATTATTAGATCCTGAGATGGACGATCTTCCTACAGACGTTGTGAATGGTGTAGATTTTAAACTTATCAAAGGCACTAAAGGTGGATATGCTGATTATAGTACCAGTAAATGGAGCCGTCGTAGTCGTCCATTAAGTGATATAGAAAACGAAGCTGTTAAAAAACATGGACTTTTCAGTTTGAAAGATTATTTGCCCAAAAAACCCGGTGAAGTCGAACTTAAAGTAATCAAGGAAATGTTTGAAGCAAGCGTAGACGGAGAGCCATTTGACATGGAACGCTGGGGTCAATATTTTAAACCTGCTGGTATGGGAGCAGCAACAGGTGACCCTGCTGTCAGAAGTACCAAGGCAGTTAGTGATGAAGAGTATGATGAAGAATCTGTGCCTACAGTACAATCAAGGCCAGAACCTACTGTTAAGGTAGAAGCATCTAAGCCTTCAAGTACTACTGGTAGCAAAGCAGAAGAAATTCTAGCTATTATTAAAAATCGCAACAAGCAGTAATAGTATGACTCGGGCCCAACGCCCGAGATCTCATCTTGGAGAATAATCATGAAGATTAAAAAATTACATACAGTAAGCGAAAGCATTACCCTATATCGCTACGATAATGGCTGGATGGTAGAAGTCAGCGGTCGTGGCACTAATGAATACAAGACATCTAAGATTATGTGTGCTACATTGGAAGAACTGATCGACGTTGTTAAAGAATGGAATAGCATGGAATTGGACAACTAATATGGCAACAAAACCTTTTGATTTAAGCAAATTTAGAAAAACTCTTACTAAGAGTATTGAAGGATTAGGTGTTGGGTTTAATGATCCTACTGATTGGGTTAGCACAGGTAACTATGCTCTAAACTATCTTATTAGCGGAGACTTCCACAAAGGTATTCCATTAGGCAAGGTCACAGTGTTTGCCGGCGAAAGTGGAGCAGGTAAAAGTTATATCTGCTCAGGTAACGTTATCAAACACGCACAAGAACAAGGTATCTATGTGGTTCTTGTTGACAGCGAAAATGCCTTAGATAAGGATTGGTTAGATAGACTCGGTGTTGATACAGACGAGTCAAAACTGCTCAAGCTCAATATGGCTATGATTGATGACGTAGCCAAAACTATCAACGAGTTTATGAAAGAGTTCAAGGCTATGCCTGAAGAGACTCGTCCTAAAGTATTATTTGTTATTGATAGTCTTGGCATGTTATTGACACCTACAGATGTTAATCAGTTCGAAGCAGGTGATTTGAAAGGCGACATGGGTCGTAAGCCTAAGGCATTGACAGCACTTGTTCGTAATTGTGTTAATATGTTTGGCAGTCATAACGTAGGTTTAGTTGCTACTAATCATACCTATGCCAGTCAGGATATGTTTGATCCAGATGACAAGATCAGTGGCGGTCAAGGTTTTATCTATGCTTCAAGTATTGTGGTGGCCATGCGTAAACTAAAACTTAAAACGGACGCAGATGGCAACAAGACCAGTCAAGTGCATGGTATTCGTGCCGCCTGTAAGGTAATGAAGACTCGTTACGCTAAACCTTTTGAAACAATGGAAGTAGAAATTCCCTATAAGACAGGAATGAATATTTTTAGTGGATTAGTGGATCTTTTTGAAAAAGAAGGCCTATTAGTTCAACAAGGAAACAGACTCAAGTTTGTTGACAGTAGTGGTCAAGAACACTTACACTATAGAAAAGAGTGGAAAGATGATAAATTACTTATGATAATGAATGATTATCACAACCATAAGAAAACTACTGTTGAACAACCTGAGGAGCCTGTAGAAAATGAATGAGAATCAAATTGCCGATATCTGGATGCTGTTTAAAGAATATGTAGATAAGAAAAATGTCGAAGCTGTTGCAGAACGATATGTTGATCTACTTGCCGACCATGGCATCTCAGATAAGGTAATGGAGTCTGCCACTGGTGTAGACGACGACTTAGACACAGCCATAGAATACTACTTAGATCAAGGAGATGAGGAAACTGAAGATTACGAAGAAGATAACTGGGACTACGAAGACGACGAATGAACTGGTATACAAAGATATCCAAGGATATCAGTAATATCCCCGATGCTGTCGAATACTACGAAGCCGAATTACAGGCAGCAAAAGTAGACAGCCGTATAACGGGTAATATAGAAAAGACCGCGGCAAATATGCCCGGTATTGTGGAGCATCGGTATGGACAGTTACAAGAAATTGAAGCTATTCTTGAATATCTAAACATCGAACTGCGTCGACTGAAAAGCCAATATTTTCGTAAGTATCTTGAAAATTATCAACGTGCTCTAAGTAGTAGAGACTGCGAAAAATACGTAGAGGGCGAAGATGATGTTGTTGATTTTGAAAAAATTATCAATGACTTCGCTCTTATACGTAATAAATGGTTAGGTGTTACCAAGGCACTTGATCAAAAACAATGGATGATTACCAACATCGTTAAACTCAGAGTTGCCGGTATGGAGGATGCTTCATTGTAAATACAGCCATGGATAAAGTAATTAGACCCTGGGGCTGGTATAATGTAATAAGATCCGAGCAAGGATATAAAGTAAAAGAATTAGTCATTAATCCTAATTCCAGTCTGTCTTTTCAACGACACTTTCATAGAAATGAACATTGGTTTGTGCTCAAAGGCCAATGTGCTATATTAACTGAATTTAACAGTATTCAAAATACTATACATAAAAAAGCCAATGAAACTTATATCATTGGTCGTGAAGTATGGCATCAATGTCGTAATGACACAGATCAACCATGCCATATTTTAGAAATACAATACGGCGATCAATGCGTAGAAGAGGACATTGAAAGAAAATGAAAATTTATATTGGGTGGGACTCAAGAGAAGATATAGCATATCAAATATGTAGATATAGTATTCTAACCAGACAACCTAAGGCATCTGTAGAACCCTTAAAACAACACGAATTAAGAGAGAAAGGTATATACACTAGGCCTGTGGATCACCTAGCCAGCACTGAATTTACTTTCACTAGATTTTTAGTTCCGCATTTATCTGAATATAAAGGCTGGGCAGTA